GACTTGATGGCGGTGAGCATAGCAGCTGCGTCGGCCACGTTCAATGAATCGCACGATACCGACCACGATTTGCTGACAGTAACGGGCATATCCGCAGAGCCAACTACGTCTTTGTGCGTACCTGACTCGGTGTTATTCGTGAGCGTCACCGTGCATCCAGTCGCCATTCCTATCACCTTATATTTCTCGGCAGTTGTGTCGAAAATACAGATTCTGAAGTTTTGACCTTTAAGTGTACTCATAATTATTAATTTTTGATGATGTCAACTCTGAGTGTGTAGGCACTTCCGTCCTGCTTGCGACCAACAGCACCGACGGCATAGCGCACATCGGCAGGGATGCCATTGACCATTTCAGCCAGAGCCTCACGGGTTGGTGCTTCGAGCACGGCGGTGCCATTCTTCAGCAGGTCGTCATAGACGCTGGGCTGCTGTGTTTCATCCTTCTTGCTCATCGTCAATATAGATTTCGTTTGGAGTCGTGCAATCGTAGTAGAACATCTGACGGTGGGCGGGCTTCTCGATGACGTAGGCGATGTCGCTGAAACTGAACTGATAGCCAGTCGGTGCGATGTCGTCGCCCTCCTCGGGCGTTCCTGCTTCTATGCGCTGCCAGGTGGCTTTCATGAAGTCGCTGATAGTCTTGCGGACGGCCAGCGTCATGTCGGCCAATTCCTGTCGGCTGCGGCACACCATCAGAATGCTGATGTTCACCTTGTCTTCCGGGCTTTCACTCCATGAATCCTTGGTCATGTCGCCCTCGCTGCCACCGTCGTTATTAACTACGATGTATGGCAGTTCCACGTTATCCATGTCGAAGTCAGGATCAGCCACGTTGTTGTAGATGTCGCCAGCAGGCAGCATCGCCAACAATTCGGCATTCGACTTGATGGCTCGGATAAAGAATGAATCAGTCAGCAGTCCCATTACGTTTGCTTTTACTCGTTAATACTAATTTCAGATTCCTCTCCCTCTGGGGAGTGGCGGGTGGGTCAACCTTTGTTGTTACATCGGAGTCACCCGCCACCAAGGAACTATTCCCAGAAGTTGAGAGCGAAGAGAGAGTTTAGCCGCCGATCTCGTTAGACGATGCGGGCTCGATGAGCTTGATGAGCTTGAAGGCCTGAGGCTTGCCGTTGGCGTTGCCGTTGACCTTGCTTGACAGCTCAACGAGTGAGTAGTCAAGACCCATGCCGAGAGCGATGACGTTGCGGTCGAAGTTCTCCTGAGAGGTTCCGTCCACGTTGAACTCGATGCCATCAGCGTACACCTGCTCGTTCAGGTAGCCGAAGTGACCGATACCGATGTAGCGGTAGGTAGCGTCCTTGGTTGCGATACCGTTCTGAGCGATGGCGTAGTCGATGTACGGAGACACCTTGTAGCGGTAGCCTACGCACAAGCCGTCCTGTACGACGGTGCGGTTGCTGTCGGTGGTGCCAGGGATGAGCTTGGTGAACTTCAGGTCAACCTCGGTGGCCTTGTCCATGATGATCTCGGGATCACCCTCAAAGCCCTTGTCGTACATCTCGGCAACCTTCTTGGCGAGGTTCTTGCCGATGTTCTGGTCAAGAGTCAGCTCCTCGACAGTTACCTGTGCGAATGGGCTCTGCAAATCGGTGAACTCACCGTGAGCATAGACGTGGAGAGCGCGGAACATAGCCCAACCCTTCTGGAACTTGAAGGTCAGGAAGCCGATGATGTCGAATGCGGCCTGAGCCACGGCACGACGAGATACGGGCACAGAAGCGCAGACACGCTTCGGAGCAGTCGTGATGTTGGCAAAGTTCAGAGCCTGCTCAGCCACCTTCGATACTTCACCCTCGACGGTGAACTTCACGTCGTTGATGCTGTAGGGGATGACCTGAGTGCCAGTCACGCCGGTCAACATCTTCAGGTCGTCGGGCAGTTCGATGCCGGGAACCTTGGTGTCGATGATGGGGCGAATCTCCACAGGGATCAGTCCACCAGCCTCCAAGTTGGCGGTAGTGTTCTGGTCGCCGCCAGTGGTGATGGCGTTGGCGAGGATGGTGGTGGCGTTGGCTGCACGCTTGTGGCTGTAGCAGTCAGCAATCATCTCACGCAGCTGAGCACCCTTCTCCTTGTCGGAGCGAATCTTCTCCAGCTCTGCGCCGGATGCCATGTCCTCGATGCGGGCACTAAGTGAATTACTCTCACGAAGGAGCTGGTCGTACTTGTCGGCCTCTTCCTGGGTGAATACAGGGACTTCGCGCTTCAGGCGCATTTCGTCCATCTCATCAATCTGATTCCAGACTTCGAGCTTGCGCTCCTTGATCTGACTTTTTGTCATTTCTTTCATCTTAAAACAGTTTTAAGGGGTTAATAACTAAAGTTTCTAATTCTTGTTCATTCTCACTTTGCGGGCACGAAGGTGGAGTGTGCGGGCTGCAAGCATTTCACGCTCGCGGGCTTCCTGTTCCTCCTTGGCCTTTGCCTCGGCTTCACGCTTGGCGGATTCCTCTTCCTCAGCCTTTTTCTTGGCTTCCTCTTCGGCAGCACGCTTGGCGGCTTCCTCCTCAGCCTTCTTCTTGGCTTCGTCGTCGTCGCCACCGCCACATTCGCGCTTGTGAGCCTCTATCTGCTCATCAATCTGGCGCATGATCTCGTCGGCAAACTCGCGGGTCACGACTGAGGTCTGCTCATAGGCAGGATGGGTAACGATGGCCACGTCGTAGAGACCTGTAGCCTTGCGGACGTGTCGCAGCCATATCTCCTTGCCGTCGGCACTGCGCTCGTTGGTCTGCTCGTAGGTCACGCTCGCCTTGTCGTGCGGATTGTCGCTGAAGGCGAAGCTCATGCCGGTGATGTCGCCACGGCGCATCAGCTCCAGCGTATCGTTGGCGTTGTTCGTGCGTGGAAGCGCACAGCGGCAGGCCATACCCTGCGCCACCAGGTCGAGCATAAGGGTGTCACGTTCCGAGTTGCGGTAGCGACCCAGAATGTCGGTTACTTTGGTGGAGTGGTTCAGGTTGAGCACCACATCCGAACGCTGCAACAGTTCGGGAGTGATGAAGCCTGCCTCCAGCACTTCATAGACCTCGCGGTCTTCCGACCACGGAGTCAGGTTCACGGAGCGCACATTGTAGAGCACGGGCATACCGATGATGGTGCGGCTTTCCTGCTCACCTTCCTGTGGCTCTCTGACTTGCAGGTTGCAAGCCTCGATGGGTACAAACCTAATCTGTTTCATATTCTCGTTTTACATTTGAAAATGTTATCTACTTATCGGGCGTTTTATCGTCCTGGGTTTACTGCGCGATGCACGCGGCTTTCACGCTTCTTTCTCTGCTGTTGGATTTCGCGCTCCAGAGCGTCGATTTCCTCTTTTGTCGGGTTTGGTGTCATAAGCTGTCAATTTTATATTGTCACGTGACAGTTCCCAAATCGTCACGTGACAGTTTCCAAATCGTCACGTGACAATTATTTTCCGTCTGCTGGCGGTTCCTCGCCTACGGTGTACGTGCCGGGCTTCAATGTCGTGCTTGCGTCGCTCTTGGCGATGAGTGCTTTTAGCGTCATGAGGTTGGCACTGGCCATTGGCACGTCGCCATCTTCCACGGCTGGCATGTCGAAGTCGCGGCGGGCCTCGTTCACGGTGCAGAGTCCTGCCTGCATCTTCAGCTGCGCCACCTTTGCACGGCGTTCGGGGTCCATCACCATCAGCGGGTCTTCGCAGATGTGAATGTCGCGGGTGCCGTAGTCTTTCATGCCGATCAGCTTGCGGGCAATTTCCTTCTCGTTGCGGTTCTTCAGCGGCAGGATGGTTCGGGTGTGAAACTCCATCGTGGCGTTCTGATAGTCGTTGTAGTGGCTGTTGGTATCGAGCATCAGCAGCGGACGCGGTACGCCCCAATAGCGGGCCACGTCGTCGTAGGTGATGCCCAGTTGCTCCAGCATCTGCATGTCCTGTGCGGTCATGCTCAGGTTCTGGAACGACTCAAGGCCGTGCATTGATACGATGTCGTGACCTGAGTAGAACTTCTTCTGCATCTCCTGTGCTGTCTTGTGTACCTCTTCCTGATTGAGCAGTCCGAAGGCGAGTGTGCCCTGTCCCTGCGTCGGCTGTTTCTCCGAGATGATACCCTTGATACGACCGCCCTTTGCCGCCGTGTCGAGAGCCTGCGAGCGCAGGGTGCGGTTCAGCGTCAGAGCCTCGAAAGCATAGAGCAGCGTCGATTTGCCCCAGCCGTTCGGATAGCGGAAGTTGTTCGGGAAGTGCAGCACGTCCGAGGTCGGCACGTTCACCTCCGTCCTGTAGCCCTTGTCGGTCAGGAACACGATGCTGGCGTAGGTCGCGGTGTTGATGTTGTAGCCGCAATCCTTCACGAGCCACAAGTGCAGCGGGAATCCGAACTCGTCGCGCTCGATGTACACGAAGCCGTTACCCGTCAGCGTGCGGTTCAGTTCCACGAGGTTCCACAGGTCGGGAGCCGTCATGATGGGGTTCGCCTCCTCCTGCAACAGATAGTTGATGCGCTTGCCCAAGCCCCGCATGTCCTGTACGAAGTTGTCACGCTCGAAGTCCTTCTTGCGGTACTGCACCGGCATGACGCTCATCGTGTCGCCACGCAGCGTGATGGCACGATAGACCGCCGACACCGAGCAAGCCGACTCAGGACTGCGAACGGGCACGATGCGCTCCTGATAGTCGCCACCCTCAATCTTCTGAGGTTCCGGCGGCATGGTGCTCGACGGCACACCAGGAGTCTGTGGTGCCTCGCGCAACATCAGCGCATTCTCGGGCGTAGCCGCTTTGAAAAGATTACTGAAAAAACTCATATCTTATTCCTTTTTACTATTCGTGCGTTTTGTGGTTTTGGGTTTACCAGCCTTTTTCGGCTTCACGCCAAGTATTTCCTCCTTTTCAGGTGTGCGCTCGTTGATGGCAAAGAAGTAGTCAACGGCTTTCTTGCGGTAGTCGTCGGTGTACTGGTCGCCATTAGGGAATCCACGTTGTATCTTCTCCAAAAATTCCTCGGCAGTTTTGGTGTGATAATGATTCACCCACGCCACCTCATAGAGCGGCTGCATGGTGGGATATTGCTCCACACGCTCACCATTCGCATTCACCACACGCAAACATTTAGGATTGACAGGACAATGCGGCTGCGTCTCAAACTCCATAAAAAGGACTCCGCGACGCACAAAGCACTTCACGAACTCCTTTCCGTCTGGATAGCGGTTGCCGATGAACGGCTCCGTGAAGCGATCCATTACGGGACGGTCTTCATAATGCGTCAGTCCTGAATCGGTCATCATTCGCCACGACAGTACCACCACGTCTGCATCCTTCTTGTCCGCCAAAAGTGCCGTAATGTCGTCGCAGCCGTCAATCATCTCGTCTATGTCAAGGAATCCCATCCATGCATAGGCACCACCATGCTCACGATACACCTCGTTGTATGCCTTATCCTGCACGTTGAACGAGCCACCCTGGTTGCGGTAGTCGAGCACTTCAACATGTCCTTTCTCGATGTAGTCGCCAAGTACTGCTGTTGGCTGTTCCTCGTCGCCATAAGAATTGTCGCAGATAAAGATTTTCTTCACACCAAGGCTCAAGTGATGAGCCACCCACTCACGCAGATACTTATTCTCACATCGGACGATGGCGCAAATGGCTACGTCTTTTGGCTCTTTACGCTGGATGGCTTTCTGCACCTCAATCTTGTCGCTATCGCTCACGGCCCATAGGTGGCGGTGGTTGTTGATCCACTCCATCTGAGCGTTCAGGTTATCCTGCTTCCACGAGCCACCGCCGTAGTGCTCCACGAAAATCCGAATATCCACATGCAAGCCTTTCAGTCGCGGGCGTTTCTTCAGCACCTCATCGAGCAGACAGGCTCCAGTGTCCATCCAGTTTCCACGGTCGTTACGGTCTGCTTTCAGTCCCCAGCAGCGGTCGGGGTCGAAGTATCTTGCGCCCTCCCGTGTCAGCATCGGCACGTTCATCCAGCAAAGCATCGGCATGATTCTTGGCACATCGAAAGGATTGCCCTTCTGATGCTTCTGCACGAAGCCGACAAAGCTGTATTCCTCACGGAAGAACTCGTCGATGGGTTTCTTCAGCAAGATGTCGCTCTCCATCAGCACGAATCCTTCCGGCAACAGCTCCCAAAGTTTTTGCACCGTCACGATGTGCTTGGCACTGCCCCACACAGACGACTGATATATGCCGACGCTGGGGTTGCGGTCTGGGTACTCAGCCAGGAACTTGTCGAAGTCAATGACCTGTCCACGCGTGTTGTCAATCACCTCCACGCCGTCCAACTTCGCCGTGAATGGCCGTGCCTGAATCACCTTGCCGTCCGGCAAAGTCAATGTCGCAGAGTTATCAAAGACGATAACCCTGTAATCCTTACCTCCAAACTTGCGGAGCGAACGAATGCCCGCCTCCGTCAGCTCCGGGGTGTTGAAATGGATAATTGCTACTGTCTTCTGTCTCATAGTTCCTTTTTATTTATCGTTTACAATTAGTTGCATCAGGAATTGCAGCGTGTTTTCGTAGTGATTGGCGTTGAAGGTCTCAGGGATGATCTGATAGACCTTTCCTTGGTACTTGATTCGACTGCGCTCATTGAAACACGTCGTGTATCTCATGCGCACTATCTTCACCGCATATACATCGAGACTACCTGCATTCATCGCCGACTTGCCGCGCTGATAATCAACATTGGCATGAAGACATCCCACCTCTTCCCACTCCACTCCTGCGGAGTCAATACCATACTTCCCCACTTTCGCCTCCTTACGGTTCATAGGGATGATGATTTCATGTAGAAATCCTGCTGTAAATCCCATAGCCTATTCGTTTTGTCGGTTGATAATCTCGTCGCAGTCCTCCTTCGCCTTGGCGATGGCCTCGCGGAACTTCTCGCAGATGTATGAGGTCGGGTTGGCGATATAGGCATATCGGTTGTAGAGTGCGGCCATGTTCCTGCGCTGCGTGTCGTAGGCCTCGATGAGTTCATCCGTCGGGTCGCTGATCTCACCGAAGTCGAAATCGAACTCCGTCTGCACCACGGTCAGTTTATCGATGAGCCCGTCGCGCTCAACTTCTAATGGCGACCCACCAGTGAGCACCATGTAGTTCTTTACCATTAATGAGAAGCCGAAGGCTATCTCCTTAGAGTCGCGCTGCTCCTCTGCGTCTCGATTCTTGTAAAGACTCTGCACCAGCAACAGCGAGGCGTTGAAGATGGGGTCTGGGATGCGGCCATAGGTATCGATGAAGTTCTCATACGTGCGCCGCGTCAGGTCGAGGATGGCTTGCTCGGCTGTGATACCCATCTGCTCCAGCTCTGCATCTTCGCAGTTGAAGTCGATGTGGCAATGCGCGTGGATGGCATCGAGGCTCAGCCACTTCAAGCCAGTGTCTTTTTGTTCACTCATATCTTGAAATCTTTTTGTCTTTACCATTCGGACAAAAAGCCGCCGTGGGTTTACTATCATTTCCGTGACCTCACGAAAATGATAGCAAAAAAAAAGGGGAGCCACTGCTCCCCAAACAACAAACCAAAAACTAAATATATGAAAAAAGTTCATGTCGTCAATGCACCTGAGCCGCTCAGGGCGAAGGAACCTTGTGCGATGTTTCCCAATGTCAATCTTAGATTCGATTGCGTGATGAGAGCCTTGCCCGTCAGCAGTTGCGTGTTTCCTGACTTAACATACACTGTCACCATTGTGCCGACTTTCAATATCTTCTGCACATCGGCATTCGCAAGCAGCAGCCAACCGACAGACATCGACCACGACTTCCGTCCGGCGATTATCTCTTCCCAATCCTGCTGTGTCGCACTCGCAATCGGTATCTTACCGCACTCGGTGTTGATCTCGTTTGTCCTTGTGCCTGCAATGATTTTCGACGTGCCAGGACTCAGCGTGGAATCGTTCGTCGCAATGAATATGTTATTACCTAATACTGCCATAATTTAAATATGTTAGTCTGTTATTATGTCTTTAATCGTTACTCTGTCTTTACCATGTGACAAACTCGCCCTTCCCCGTTCGCTTCGACCAATTCTCGGCGCAGAGGAACAGCTGCTCACCACTCAGCCTACCGACTACCTGAATCCGATTGCCACCATTCTGGAGTTCACTCGCCAGCGTCGATTGCTGCGCTTTATTGAGCACCAATTCGCCAGCATTGAGACCTATCGCGCCGCCGTTTGCCATGATATTGTCACCACTATACGAGTTGCCCTTCACGATACCACCTTCGGCATAGCCCGTCGATGAATGGATGGCGGAAATCATCGTGAGCATCTGTGCCAGGCCCGTAGCACCGAACGCGATCCATGAGATAGGGTCTTTCGGCGTGAGCATTGCCTGAGAATAGCCGAGCGCAATATTGGCGATTGCCTGCGCCACCGTACCGGCAACCTTCGCCGCTGGGTCTTCGATAGCGTTGAACGCCTCGCCGATGCTACCCACCACCTTTGCCGTATCGCTCGCGGTTTTCTGTAGTGCGGCCATGCTCTTGATTGACTTTATCTTGTCTTCATCAATCTCAATATGGAGTTTTATCGGATTCTTCGCCAGTTCCTCCTCGATGGCTTTCAAGTCAGGCAGCAGATTCTCGGCAATACCGACAGGCGCAACACCTTTTGCATCACCAGACATGAAATCTTTCAGTGCCTGCTGCTGATCCTTCATTTCTTTCAGTTTCTTTTCAGCAGCGATGAGTTGGAAGAGATAGCTGTTGCGCACATCCTCGCCCGCCTCGTTCCATTGCTTCGTCAGGTCTTGCACCAGCTTTGACTGTGCTGCAATGCTACCCTCGGCGAAAGTCGAATCTGTGTTACCACCAGTTGAACCACCTTTGCCTCCTCCATTTGTCTTCGAAGGTTCGATTGGTGAAGGTGCTGGATTACCTTCGAGAATAGCCTTTGCACCATTCACATACTCTGCACGCATCTTTTTGAATACGGCAAGCTGCTCCTTTACGTCGCTATACATCGACAATCCCGTCTGCTTCTGAAATGCTTGCATACGATCGTATGCGCCAACAGCAGTCTTATCACTTTGCCATTTCTTGTAATCTGCCAGATACTGCTGATAACTGCCTATCTTGGTGTCGAAGTTAGCGAGTTGTGAGTTGTATGTATTTTTGCGATACTGACTATTAGATATTTCTCCCAACCTTCCAAGCATACGATTAACACGCATGTCACCACCTTGCTCTGCAAATTGGGAACGAATGCGCCCAGCTTCCGTGAGAGCATCTATCAAAGGCTTGACGGCATTGTTTAACAGGTCAAGGGCACCGATTTTGAGTGAGTTCCACATGCTTGCGCCTGCATCCGACAACGGTTGGAATGTACGTCCAAGGTCTTCCATAGCGTTCTTCAGGTCGACATCGGCTTTCGTCGCTCTGTCGGCAGCAGTCTCAACGTAATCACCAGCCTTAGACATCTGCTCACGGATGATTTCACCGACGGCCTTAGTCATATCGCCAGTTTCCTTCATCTTCTCTTTAACTTCGTTTGCGGACAGTCCAAGGTTGTCGAGTATCATCAGAGACTTGCGGCCCAAACCTGTGACAATAGAGTCAACCATGTAATCGACCGACTGGCCTGTGTCCTTTGCTTTCTGCTGAGCAAATGCGAGCATGGTGCCCAGTTCATCCAATGGCAGTTTAAAGTCATTGAACTTCACCGCAGCCTTCATCAGTTCAAGGTCTGTCACAGTGCCATGAGTGGCCTCGCGTAAACCGTCCAGTATGTCACCACGACCAAGACGTTCGAAAGCCATTCGGATGCCCTCACCTTGCTTGGCAAGTTCAACACCCTGCTGCACTGAGCTGAATATCTCACTGCCAAGATTGGCCACAGCCCCAGCCGCCTTCGTCAGCATATTACCGGCAAACACCTGAAGCGCACCCGACATCTTATCACCAACACCTGAGAACAGACCGCCACCCGCATTCTTTACCGTATCACCAAGACCATAAAGTTCTTGTTTGGTTTCCTTGATGCGGACTTGCAACTGCTCCAGGCTTTGGCTCATGGCTTTTCCGAAGTCCGTCTGTCGCTGCTGCTCAGTCAGTTTGTTATAGGTCTTTGCCACATCATTATAAGCACCAACCAAGTCTTTTAACTTATCCTTGGTGTTATTGGCACCGCTGGCAATAGTACCTAACGAACGAGCCGCTTCAACGGCCTTCTGTGAGAAGTTCGTGAAGTCCTTACCAGCTGCCTCTGTTTTTTTTGCGTAAGCTGAAAGACTTTTTGAAGCATCACGCAATGCGGAGTCGTATTGAGTGGTTTCAAGTTTAAACCTGGTTATAACATCTGCCATATCTTATCTTAGTATAAAATTCCCTCTAAAATGTTATCTATCATTGCATCAAGGTTAGATGCCTGTCTTTCGAGTTCTCTCAATGATGCGTTACCAAACCAATTACGGGCCGCGATGCTGCCGCGATTACCATATTTACCACCATCAGACGTAAAGCGGAATTTACTTGACCCTGATGACCTTTTCACCTCAGTCAGATGGGTGATGTTACGCTTTGCAGTTCCTTGGTTCAGGAATCGCAGAATGAATCCACGATCAACGCCTTGATAACTCATCACGTCTATGGTACGCTGTGAGCGAGGTCTTCTGTTACCTCCCCTTCCTCTGGGGTCGCTCGTTCCTTTACGTGGTGGTGCATAGAAGTGACCGGCACCAGCCTTGCGCGATTGTAAGATATTAACCTGACCTCCGAATATTCTGCGATAGACAGCCATGCGCACGGCCTTATATGCTTTGCGTGGATCGCTCTGCATATCGAGTCCATTCTTAGCATCATTCTGGAGTTTCTTTCTCACCTCTCTCAATGCAACACGAATCACCTCATTGATACGTTTCCGCATCTCTGGGTTCTTCGTCGAAGCCTCGCCGAATTTCTTAATTCGCTCTTCGAGTCCTGTGATTTCTATCGTGCCATTGTCTGCCATATACCCATCGCCCGCAATCGCGTTTTAGGTTTACCGATAGGCACAAAAAAGACCGACTCGCGCATCTGATTGGTCAATAGTTCATTATTGATTTCGAGTGCCATATATCTATATGGCGTTTATGCGTCGTAGGTTTACCTTGTCATTTTGCTAACCCAAAATGATAGAAAAAAATAAGAGCCTCGATTTGAGACTCCTGTTTTTCTGATTTTCTAAATGCTCTCTGCAAATTCGTTATAAGCCTTGAATTCTGCGAAGTCATGACTGTCGTAAGTGCCGTCAGCCTTCAGCATCTTTGCAAGCGTCTTGCGCAGGATTTTCGTCTCGTCGCCGAATGGATGCTCAGCGGTGATGACGTCGTTCTTTACCTTGTGAGGATCGCGACAGTCAGCCACCTCGTACACGTCATAGACGTACTCGTTGCGTTCGTTGCCTTCCTCGTCAGTCACTTGCTCGATACGCTCATTCGTGAAAAAGCGTCCGGCGTTGTCTCCGTTGTTGAACCGCTCCAAGCCTTGCTTGTGTGGTTCGCTGAATCTTTCTTCGTACATAATCTTAATTATTTAGGTATATTAAACTGTTTGCGAATCATTTCCTCTTCCTCGGCATCGGTATATACCGTGCCGTCGTAATACATGCCACTCCAGTCATGCACGATGACCATATCTCGCAATGGCAGGTCGTGCTTGGTCTTTGTGGCCAGATAGTCGCAAATCTTTGCGCTGCCAGTGGAATACACTACCAATCCCAAGCCTTCGGCGATGGCCTGAACATGGTAGTAGTGATCACAATCCTTTTGCTTCGACGGTTTCTCAGCAAAATCAACGATGGTGTGGCGTATGCCTTCCATCGTGTCAGTCTTCATCACGCGGCCCGCGAACGGCCTGCGGATTTTCTCTCCTGGGTTCATGTGTCTGTTGTCCTTTCTCTCGATTAGTTCCCGCAGGTGTTTCGTGTCGGCCACCTGCAACAAGCCGTTATAGCTGCCCATCGACCTCTCGGAGTGACGGGACTTGATATATCTCTTTTTCGTGCGCTGGGTCAGACGGACAAAGCCGCGTCCGAACTGATAGCCACAAAAAGTAATCAACTGTTTCGTGACGGGTTGCACGTACATCGGTTTGTACTTTAGCCGCATTTCCCGTGCCCATATCTTCATGTCTCGCCGCAATGCTTCCAGCGTCTTTTTGTCCTTGGCAAAGGCGATAAAATCATCAGCAAAGTTGATGAGTCGGATGCGCTTGCCGTGCTTGTCTTTCGCCTTGCGGATCACCATCGCCATGTTCATGTTCGCTATCAGGTGACTGAACGGGTCGCCGATTGCGAGTCGTTTCTGATTGAATAGGTGCTGACGTATGATGTCAAGTGTACGACGGTCTTTCACCTGTCGCTCGATGAGCCGCATACTGATGACCTTATCCACATTATCATAAAATTTGGATATGTCGCCTTGCAAATAGTATTTCAGGCTTTGGTCGTTCATCGCCTCGCGCATCTGCTCAACTACGCAATGCCGACCGTCTGAGGCTACCACACCGCGCCCTGGCAAACCGCCCAGCATATCGTCAGTCATGTTCCGCAGAATCAGCGGCTCAATGGCATCCTTTACGTCGTTCTGAACGCAACGATCTACGAACGGCAATACTGAGATGTCGCGCACCTTCTTACGGTCGTGCAACTTGAAATGGCGGTATGGCCCGACTTGATACTCACCACGTCCAAGAATCTCTTGCATCTCCCAACAGAAGTCATTGGCACGTCGCCACACGTCAGCGACCTCTTTCCGTTGCCGCTGCTTGCGTGACTTCCGCTTGTAGCCTTTATCTACCGCTTCGGCCATCCCGTGCGTGATGTTCCACCATGTCGATTCTGCCATAAATGGTAAATTGTAAATCGTCAAATTGTAAATCACTTGACCTGTTGTGCGCCGATGCGGATTTTGACTATTCCGCAGCCTACCATTTCCTTCACTCCTAATTGTGCGGTCGGCTGGTGCTCCTAACACCTTTTCACTTACTTGTTCCGCTCTCTACGTCAGCGAGGCTCTGCACCTGCCTTTTCATGCTCAGGTCTAAGCAATCGAGGGCTTATATGTTTCTGCTTATGCAGTTGGCTTTTTACATGTGCCGAAGCCGATGTTCGTGTTCGCGTTCGAGGGCGCATTGTTAGCGTTCATCGTCAACGGAGACAGGTTCGTGTTGTTAGCGTTGTTACCGCGCCGGAAGCCACGGACCGACCGTACAGTGCAGCCGCCTTATCATTCCTTATTCAAAGAACTCAACCTCACCACCGGCGGGTACTACCCTTCCCGTGTGCCAAAGGCCGATGGCATGGTTTTCTGTGTATTGTGGCAGTGGCACCGCTGCCATACATAAACCCCAGACAAACGTGCCTGGGGTTTACTAAAAATTTTCACGGCGAGGCCGCGCTGACGCGCGGCGGTTTCGTTTTTGCGCCTCCTTTCAGTCGGCGGGCGCGATTGCATCGCGCAGTTTTCGTCGTCGCGCTATCGCGCTCCTCTGTTTTCGGCGGTCGTTTCGCTCCCTTAGTCTACGATGCGACAACAGGTGCCGAAGCCGAAGGCCGTGGGCGCGTTCGAGGGCGCAGTGCTAGCGTACAGCGTCAACGGAGACAGGTACGGGAGGTTAGCGCCGCCACCGTGCCGGAAGCCACGGACCGACTTCTTACCACTTGGTGCAGCACCGCCCGTGAACCAGTTATAAGCACCCACGTAAGTATGCAATCCTGCGCCCGTCTTATTGGCATTGGTGTTCGGCAACATCAGTGCCTGATTACTATAATTCTTGCGATAACCTTCGCCTACGGTAAACGATCCAACATGCAGATAGTTACTCTCGAATGGCCATGAATCAGTCACATCCTTATCACCGTTAGGCGTGATGGTCAACTGCTCCTGATCGCGCTCCATATATGCCTCGTAGTTCTGACTGGCATCTTCGGTGAAAACCAAACCGCTCACCCACCATGATGGCGATACCTGCGTTGTGACACCATGCAGCAGCGCGGTGCTTACCAAGATGTCCACACGGTTTCCAGCGATGCTTGTGGAATTGTCCGTCGGGTCGATAGCCGCACTACCGGCCTTGGTGGAAATCATCTTCCATACCACACAAGTCATCTCACCCTGTGCGGGGCCGTTAAAACCATCCACACTGCGATATTTGTACTTGTTGCCCTCGAAGGTGAACCACTCCAATTCATGCACACCCTCTTGGATAGCATACGATACGGCACGCAGAGCCTCCAGCATGTGCCACGGATTTCGCCATGAGTTGATGACGTTAGCGGCATACACAGTACCCGTAGTGGCACCAGTCAGGAAGCGGACGTTGCCGCCCATTGCATACATCTTAGCCGTCTGATTCTTGTCGTACACACGCAGACCGTTCTTCGCACCGCTGCCCGATTCCTCCCAGTCGGCAGCGGAGGTGGCTGGGTCGTTGGAAGAGAAGCCGCTACCCATCAGACTTGCCTTGTGCGCATCAAACGTACCGCCCTCAGCCAGCAGCAGACATTGCATCAGTTCACACACATGCGCCGTCTGATTCATCCAGGGCACTGTCTTGGTGGTGTCTGGGTTCAGATTCATGGCATACTGCTCACCCGTATAGAGCGCAAGGTCGGTAGTGTGTAAGCCGCCTGCGCCGCCCAGCAGCGTCTCGTTTTCGTCGTAGGTCTCCACGATGTCGCCCGTGTCAGGATCGGTGGTATAGATATACTTACCAACCACGCCCACAGGTGCTGAGTACGAACCATTCCACGATGGATTGTAAACGGAGTGCATTCGTACCACGTTATCCGTATCGGTATGGCTCACAACGTAGTCGGGACTGGTGCCGAACTTAGCCACAGGCTCTGCATCGATACCCTGCCAGGTGAACGGTGTGCGGGCCATCAGGAATACATCATAGGTGGTGCCCTGAATCTCGTGCTGACCATAAATCTGATAGTACGGCTCGATGTTACAAATCATCACGTCGCCCTCGCTGCCGTCGATGGCAAAATGATTGCCGTCAAGGTCTTCCCACATCGGTGTGCCGTCGATAGTCACGGCTCCGAACTTTTTCAGCACATGCAGAATCTTTCCAACCTGCGCGTCGTTGCCTGAAAGTTTAGTACCAACAAGACACGGATAGAACAGATGGAACACCGACTCACGACCGAAGCCTCCCTGCTCATGATATTTGTACGAGCGATAGTTCAGCGCGGGATTCTCCGCACCAGCCACACGGACATAACCTTCGGCAATCGTTTCGAGGTCGGCCACGATGTTCTGCAAAGCCGTGATTTGGCTCTGAAGATTATCATCAGCGGCTTTCACACCACTACTCTTTACGGGATTGTCGCTGTTCTCCGTTGGGGCATTATCGAACGTCAGCGTGTTCTGCTTCTGACCAAGCAGCATATCAGCCTGCTGTTTGGTATAATAGTCATTGAGAGCCGCGGGCTGCAAAGCCGTGGCACCGGCACTGGCACCACTGCGGATGGTGCTCAGGTCGTTGATGACATCCTGCTTCTGTGCCAACAGCGTGGTTAGGTTCTCGGTGGTGGTGTAAGCCTGGAGAGCGGTATTGATGGCCGCATTCATCTGCTCGGTGGTGCTGTACGGACTCAAGTCGATGTTCGTGCTTCCGATATGCTCCCACTTATAAGTCGATCCGTCGAGCACGGTGATATATTCCTCTTTGACGTTCTGCGTCTTGGGGTCGTCACTTGGCACCAGATATATCCATCCCGTCGTATCAATAGACGGTATTGGCAAGGTGCTCACAATCTTCGACTGGAACTTTCCCACAGCAGCCACGAGGTCGTTCACCTCGGCACGGCTGTAGGTCTCACTCTTCAGGTAATAGTTCACCAAAGAGTTAGTTACCTGCTGGATGAGCAACTGAAGGGATGCGTCAGCCTGCTGGCGTTCTGTCGGTTCATTCGATGCACTTATCAGTACGGCTTGCACCGTAGCCGCAAGGTCACTCTGTGGAATGCCGGCGTTCGGTTTCTGGTATGCCGACAAAGCAAGCGTCAGCGCATTCTGTACGGCTGTGGTGAAGTCCGTGGAAGGAATACCACTACCCGGCTTCTGATAGGCACTGTTCGCCTTGGCGATAGCACTCTGCACGGCTGCTGCAAGGTCGCTGGCGGGGATGCCGTCGTTAGGCTTCTGATAAGCCGACAGCGCGGCCACCAAAGCCTCCTGCACCGCCTGCGTGAAGTCGCTCGAAGGAATACCGCCGTTCGGTTTGTTGTACTTCGCGTCCCACGCTGATTTATTCCCAGCGGTGACGTGTATCACTGAGTTAGAAACGTGACCATCCAGTTCGGTATGGTCGAGTGGCTGCTGATTGAGGATGGCCTGAATCTGCTCGCCGGTCTGAGTCAATCTGAAATCTGCCATGATTGTATCGTTTTATTCATTTTCGTTATCGTTGTTGTCGTTCTCGTCGAGGATGTCCTGAATCTGCTGGGCCACGTCAGTACGGGCATACAGATAGAGGTCGTCGCTGGTAGCCAACGGATGACCGTCGCAGTCGCAAAGACGGACGTACTCGCTGGCGATGTCGCTCTCGTCGGTGAAGGTGTAGGTCACGGGCTGGTTCTCCGCCTGACACGGACACGAAAACAGCTTCGTGCAATCCGTCACCGTCACAAAGCACAACGGCTGCTCATCCACCTTTGTGCGCTCACCGTCCGGGCAGTCGGTATCATTCAGAATCCATGTCAAACGAGCCTTCAAAAGACCAACCATATTGTCGGTCTCGAAGATAAAAAACCACTTTCCTTGCGTGTCCTGTTTCATCTGACTTTTCTCGATGGTCATCACCTTCCGACGCATACCGTAGATGAGCTCCAGCGTGAAGTCGATGTCGTCCATCGCCACGTCCTTAATCTCCACGAAACATTTCTGCTCTGTTCCTTGCGGAATAATTCTTAATTCTGCCATATCATATTAGTTTTTTTAATAAACCCCCGACATAGTGTCAGGGGTTTACTTTCCAATTTCCCTCCTGAGTAGGAGTGGTGCCCGTAGGGCTGGGTGGTCTGATCACCCGCAGATGATGTCACCGAGCGTTGCAACTTGTTCAAGCGTCCAATCATTCGAGGCCATGAGCTTGCCGAAAGCATCCTCTGAAATCGGCTCAAACGATACCTCCACTTCCTTTTCGGCTAAGTCCTTGATGGTGTCGTTCACCAACTTCTGATAAGCCTTGAACTCGTCCAGGAACTCCTGATACTGCGCAGCACCTATAGGCAACTTCGTAGGATCACAGTCAGGCTTGCGGATTTCACGCTCATACTCCTGACCCTTCATCAGATGCTCATCGAAGTCGTCGTTTGGCTTCATTTTCTGCTGCACGTCCTCACTGTCCTCGCGGAACTTCTCGGCCACGGGCTTCAGCGCACGGGCGATTTTCCACACCTTAATTTTGTCTTCGTCGGCCAATTTGCCGTACTTGGCGGTGCTGATCACGTTGTAAGCCTTCAGCACATCTTCTGTTTTCATTTTCTTCTGGGTCATAATTCCTTTTGTTAATTGTTAATATTATTATGATGAAATCACTTTTGATGATGATCCGTTATAGTAATACAATGTTCCGCCGCTCACATATAGATATTGTGAGTTGCCGAGGTAGAGTTTGTTTGCGTGTGCATTGTTATTCTCGAACTCTACACCATTGACCGATACGTGCGCATCGCTTTCTATATAGAAGAAATCATCCATGTATATCTTCGCAGCACTTCCGAAATTCAGTTCATTGTTTACGTTCAGGTAGCCGAATGTCATTTCGTCGATGCTCGATGTACCGGCACTCATGCCCAAGGCAGAGATACCTCCCGTTGCATACAGGTTTGCGGCAGCACCACTGGCCATTACCACGCGCAGATCATGATTCGAATCGCATACCAGGCGGATGTCACCTATCTGGATGTAGCTCGATGTGTAGCCTTCGCCAATGACTAACGCCGCACGCTGGTCGTTGCCGTTTGATCCCTTAGACATAAGTTTCACGAGGCCGTAGTTAGTCTCAATAAAGCGTGCCGTGTAGTCTGCTGTAGAACCATTATAGTGGAAGTCGATAAACCCTCCGTAACCACTCAACGAACCTAATGAATTTAATTCTATGGAGTGGAATCCTTCTATAGCTCCGCCAGATACGCTCGACAGGTTAGTATCAGCATTCAGCGTATTGCCGCAGATACTGCCATTAACATCTAACTTGTACAACGGAGATGTAGTTCCGATACCGAGGTTTCCATTATTCAGCAGAGTCATGGCGGTGCCTGCGGTCAAACCATACCAATAGAAGCTATCGGCATTTGCACCAACACTCCATTTGAAAGAATCGTTTGGCGTGTATAGAATACAAGCGTATGTTGTCGAAGAGCTAACCGTCAGCGAATCACCAGCCGCTGTTGACGGGCTGGAAGTCCTAATTCCGACATTACCGCTTGAATTTAAAACGATGCCTGGAGTCCTCGATGTTCCATATCGGAGATAAATATTGTTGCCGTCAAGGTATGTATTGTAACCAAGTGCAGCCTCGCCATAACCTATAATCAAATCGTTATCGCTCGACAGTCCCATTGTCAGAACATCTGTAGGACTATTCGCGTTGTTTTTCCAATAGATGAACTTGTTATTGTCGACATACAAATCTTCTCCACGGAATGCAATCCTTTTCCAATCGTTCTTCCATCCGCCAGATGCTCGCGCACGCCACCAAAGGTCTTGTGTGGGATAGTCAGTCGTACCATGTACGGCACTCCATGCCAACTGGCCCATAAGATAATCGTTAACGCCTCTAACGATAATGGCACCACCATAATTGCTTCCGAAAGCGGGCGCATTAGTCCAGAAACCATTGCCGTGATAGTTTGTTACGACCGAATAGGTACTTCCATCGAGACTATTCAAATTGCCATAAGTATTGCCGGTTGTGTTGTCTACTATATCTACACCTTTCATCCGTAACGCAAACAATCCACTAATGCTCTTCGTCGTACCGCCGACAGTTATAGACAGATTGGTGTCATTGGTGCTGGAAAGTGCTGAGAATAGCGTGCTGACATTATCCAGCCTGAAATATGTAGAATCATATCCGTTTGCTGGCAGCGATGTCAGGGGCGTGATGCTATTACTGCCAAGGATGATAGTACCGCTCTGAATCTTTGCGTCGGTGATTCCATAGCCGCTGATGGTCGTTGGCTTGTTGGTGATCTGACTCCATGCAAGTGAGGTTACACCTTCATCTGTGCCGTTATACCATTTCTGTGTCGTTGAGTTGTATTTCAGCACCTGACCATTCGACGGATTGCTGATAGCTACATCGAGCAAGCCAGCCAAGGTGGTAGAACCACCACCGCCACCGCCGCTGTTCACGCCAAGTGCGCTGACGTATGTGTCAGAATAGAATCCACCACCGACAAGATGCACGCCTAAATTGGTGGTGTTATATTCAAGATAGACGGCACCAGTGTCGTTCGCGGCGTTAGGCTTGTAGAGATAGAGCCTCGTGGTCTTGGCAGCTCCGCCGACGTTCAGGAATACATCGGTACTGTCTGACGCATTAATTGTGAAATGTCCGTTGTTATGGAACACCGCCCAATATTTATGATAGGTCGTATCATTTGCGTCGGTGCCGTAGCCGATATTCAGGTCAACACCGGCAGAGATAGTCGTGTTGCTGGTCAAAACGTCTTTTAAGCCCCATCCAATCAGCAGCGTATCATCTGACAACGAAACACCTAACAGATTGTAATTGTTTGCGCCATCTTTCAGCATGACGAAATCGCCCTTGCTGAAGTCTATATTTCCGCTGACGTTCTGCGGCACACCACTTGACCAATAGGTTCTGCCCCAAGCTGTATGAGGGATGTCACCTGTCAGTCTGTTTGTTGAGCCCGCACTACCGCTGATGGTGGTGATTTCTGTGCCGTTGATGTAGCCTTTCCCGCCGCTGACATACGTCGTATTTGTGCCAAGCAACGTGCATGATTCTGTCGGGAACTCAATGGTCTTATAACCTGTGCTTGCACCAGTACTATAGACGGCATATAGCTTGTCATTATTGCCAAGCGTACCCATAGACCAGTCGCCGTTCTGGGTGTTGGATGAGAATACGGGATGGTAACTTTCATCACCTTCACCTCCCATTGTGTTCCTGAT